TCATAGTATGTTACCTCATTACACCAAAAGATTTTTGTTGACCAAATCCTGCTTCAACACTGGGGTCATCTTGAATTTGGCACTCCTTCTGCCACGACCTTTTTCGGTTATTTCTAGGGTGATGTGGTCAAATACTAAATGAAGTAGCTTATTTTTGTTCGTTTTATTTTCAAGTTTCTTATAGGCATCTAAAATTGATTTTACATTCTCTTTGACCTTTTCAACATCTATTTCATTTTCATCAAGCTGTTCCTCTTCCTTGAATTTAACCTTGTTTAATTCGTCTAGCTCTTTTTTGATTTTGCTTCTTCTTTCAACAAACTCATCATCGTCATAAACTCCACTTTCATGCTTTTGATAAACAAAGTCTAATCTTTTCTTTAATTCAGCTTTTCTTTCTTCCACCTGTCTCTTTAAATCATTTACGGAAATAGTCGAATCTGCTTCTTGCTTTATGGATTCGGCAATATGCTTTGCAAGCAAATCCTCATCAAGAGCTTGCAAATATCCTAGATAATTTATTATCGCTTCTTCAACATCTCTGTATTTAAGATAAGTGCAAGAAGGAGTTGTGCACCACAAAAACTCTTTGCGATAAGTAGATTTTTCGCCATTCTGTTTTTTATAATGCTGTACTGAATAATTCCTAACCATACTCTTACCGCAGACGGCACATCTTCCCAATCCTGCCAATTCACATGGTGAAAAGTCAAGCTTAGTGTTATGAGTTTTATTTCTGCCCATATATTTTTCCTGAGCTTTATCCCACATCTCTAGACTAACCAAAGCTTCGTGTGCATCATCAACAATGATATGCTCATCTTCTGGTCTTTCGACAATCTCTTTTACATTTTTTCTTTGGGTTGTTCTGAATTTTACCTGTCCAATATATGTCGTATTAGTTAGAGCTCTTTGCACAGCTAGATAGCTCCATTGGTCTTTGCCATTTGGCGACTTGTACCCAAGCCTTGTAAGATATGTAGCAATAGCCTTAAAACTAACATCTTTCTTTGTGCCGTCACCCATGTCTAAGCCATTTACATATATGTCATAAATCAACTGTATTACTTTCTTTTGTTCGGGGTGTGGCTCTAACCTTTGTGTCTTCTTATTGTATTGGTAGCCAAATGGCGCTGACCCTGCCACCCACTTTCCTTCCATAGCAAGGTTGTATCTTGCACCTGTCAGACGCTCACGAATGGTTTCAAATTCCTCTCTAGAGAGAAACAATTCAAATCGTATCTGTCTCTTGTCAGACGGATTAGTGATGTCATATGTTTTGTACGGAGTAATAATGTACAATCTTCTTTCTTCAAGCAGGTCAAAGATAATCCCCATGTCTTTATATGACCCACGACCAAGTCGAGATAATTCTTTTACAGCTATTGCATCATACTTGCCTTCTTTTATCTCTTCTAATATCTCTTGGAAAACAGGTCTGGTTTCAATCTTGTCACCCGAACCGATTTCACTTTTCTGTACGTATGGTATTCCCAAATCGTTTAAAACCCTGTCCATGAGTTTCTTTTGTTGCGACAAAGTATCTTCCCCTGTGCGTTTCTCACGCTCAATGTCCTGTCGTGATTTCCGAAGGTAATTAATTATATTGGTTATTTTATATTCATCTGTATGCAAAACGCTCTCCCCTTCTTTTTGGTCTGATTATATAATAACTTAATTCTCAATGTTATACCACCAAATTATTCTCAAAAAAGTTATTGACAGATGTAACAAATAATGATATACTTAGTATACAGATTAGGGGAGGATGATGCGAGTGAGACACAAGAAAAACTATCCATCACTGATATTTAAAACAGCGGTAATTATGATAGGAGCTTTGGTGATTTTCATGATAGGATTTGGATACGGTCAACAAAGCGCCTACAATAAAATTAATGATGATACGTCATTAAATGACATTTACAAATATGAAAAGGATGATGAATGATGTTAGACATTAAAACAATACATACTATCAGAGATATGAGTGCATATGAATTTAATAAACATTTATCGAAAGTAGTTTCAGACCTACAGCAAGATGGATTAGTTGTTGAGGTGCAATATCAAACAACCTCCGTAGAAACTATCCATGAAAGACGTAGTGTCACAGAACATTCAGCGCTGATTATTGGGAGGGGTAAATAATGATTAAGTTGGATGAGCTTACGCGCAGAGAAGCAGAGTTGATGAAAGATGTAATTGACGGTAGGATTAAAACTAATTTTAGGCTTGCGGAGTCATCTATTTATGGAAGTAGCTATAAGGAAGAAGCGGAAGAGCTGATGACAATTAGAGTTAAATTACATAATTTTTTAAAAACATCTTGACAAAAACAAATAATAATGATATAATATGCATATAAACACAGAAAGGAAGTTGATATTTATGTCAAACTTATTAAAACAAATTAAATCAGATTCTATTCAAGCAATGAAATCCAAGGAGTCAGTGAAGCTTTCAACTCTTCGATTGTTGATTGCGGAAGTTGAAAAAGAAATGAAATTAACAGGTGTAACTGAGCTTACAAATAGCCAAGTTGAAACTGTTATCTCTCGCCAAATCAAAAAGCTAGACAAGGAAATTGAAGCTTATCTAAATGTAGGTCGTGAATTTAATAAGCAACAATTAGAAAAAGAACTGTTGCTAACATACCTGCCAAAACAACTTTCAGAAGAAGAAATTCGTGAAGTTGTAGAGCATGCAGTAAATCTTGTGTCTGTCGGTGAAATCGACAATCCAATGAAGTATTTGTCTCAAAGATTGAAAGGCAAGGCTGATATGGGCTTAGTTTCACGGATTGTCAAAGAATATAAAAACTAATTTCTGTCTATTGAGGGGATTTTGACTAGTTACTTTTTGTAAGTGGATGAAAATGCCATCTCAAAAACCTCTCTATTAAGAGAGTTTTACATACCCTAAAAATCTTGATAAAAGCATTCTTTTATACAGGAGTTGATACATATGCCACCAAAGGCTAAAGAAAAGAACACACCTCAAATGTCTGAGGGATTTAAGATTATGATGAGAAGCGCATGGAAACTTGGAGATGTTGATGAAATCGTAGAGATGAACAGGATTTGGTTTCAGCACGTTAACGATGTGATGAAGGAGGAAGATGAGGATTGAAACATATTTACTATGGGGTAACGCAGGATACAAATGTTTGGTGTAATTCATACCGAATACCTTCATTAGAGCTTGATTTAAGATATGCAAGTCGTAATATGAGAGACTTTTTAAAGGAGCGCTTAGAAGAATACCTTGAAACAGGTCGCGGTGCTTATTATGCATATAAACATAGATATGATATTAACACTAAGACATTTATAGCTGAGAGTGAGCATGAATATGTTTGCAAGGTCGGTGATGGCGTTAAAATTAAGAATTACAAAGGCAATATCAATAAAATAGAATATGATGCCAATACAGATACGATGCACTGTTATACAGATATTGTAGTATCTGTCTTAGAGAATGAAGATGTGGAGAAGGAATTGGCAGAGAAAAATGAAGAAATTCGTAAACAGTTGCAAGAGTTGTATGATAAATTCTTCCCTAAACCTGAGAAGCCAAAAACTTTAGTTGAGTTAGAAAAAGAAAGAGAAGAAAAAGAATCTAAAAAGCCTAAAGGTTTTTGGGCTTGGTTACTAGGAGAGTGATCTAATGAAGAAAATATTAGCTTTAGTATTGACCGCCTCCCTATTCTTAACAGCTTGCGCAAGCAATAAAACCATGAAGACAGAAGCAGATGTTGAATCAGAATTGCCTGATGTAGAGTTATCGGAAGATGCTGTACTCTGGACTAATTCAGACGGTACAGACTGCGACCTTGGAGATTGGTTAGAGGGCGACAAGGACTGCAAGAAGAAAAAGAAGAAAGTCTATCATAAAATGGATACAAAGGTGAATGTCAAACCAAAGGCTTCCATCGCTCCTAAGAAGAAGACAACTACGAAAAAGAAGTCTACATTTACAACAACAAAGAAAAAGAGCACATTTAAATCTTCCACTAGGAAGAAAAGAAGATAATTGACAAAAGTAAAAAATAATGATATAATTAGTATTATAGAAAGGAGACACCATGAGCACACAGAAAGTTTTAGAAGCATATGCTGATGGGAGTCCTCTGGCTCTCATCATCGAAAGCTTTAATATTACATATGAGCAAGCTGTACAAATCTTACTTACATATAAAGAAGAAAGTCGTCACAAAAGAACATTTACAGACGAGTTTAAGAAAATGATTGCTCAGCGTGACATTAATGGTATTCCACGAAGCGCTATCGCTAAAGAGTTAGAACTCAACGTGAATACAGTTAAGAAAGCTTGCGAGAAGTTTGGGCAAGCAGTTAAAGAAAAAGCTACAAGCGATAAGGCTTTTACAAAGATTGTGGGAGAATTTGATTTAAAAGTTTGCCCATGTTGTGGAAGTAGAAAGAATAATCTTGTAGATGAAAAAACTACATATTGTATGAGTTGTGATTCAGAGCATGAACATTATGATGGCTATGTTTTAAAATTGAATTTTGAATATTTAGAAGAATAGGAGAATGATAATATGTTAGATATTACAAAAATTCTTCCACAATTTAAACCGCAGGCTTTTGAGGTTGCAGAGGTTGAAGAAGAATTAGAGATTGAACTTGGAGATAGACAGCAAGTAGTCTATGACACTCTAAAAAGAATGGAAGATGGAGCTACTGCAAAAGAGCTTTCAGTGCATCTTTATCAGCAAGGTAAAGTTATGTCTAACGAAAGAAATAGTGTGCATCCACGATTAAATGAACTAATTCAATTAGGGCTTGTACAAGTTAGCGGTAAGAAAACCTGCCAATATACTGACAGAAAGGTATCAATCTACAAGGTGAAATAGATGAATAAAGCAGATAAGATTTTTAAGGAAAACATCATGGACATCGTATTAAATGGTAACACAGACGAAAATCCTAGACCACGATATGCAAGCGATGGTGAGCCTGCACACTCTATATACATAACCCAAGTATTTGAAAAGTATGACATAAGCAAAGGTGAATTTCCGATAACTACATTGAGACCTATCGCTATCAAGCATGGCGTCAATGAGATTAGATGGATTTATCAAGACCAATCAAATGAGTTGTCAAGGCTTGAAGGTGAATATGGAATTATGTGGTGGAGGGATTGGGAAGTTGGAGACTCTGACACCATTGGACAGAGATACGGTGCTACCGTTAAAAGATATGACTTAATGAACAAGTTGTTAAACGGTCTTATCAATGACCCTTTTGGAAGGCGACATATATTATCTTTGTGGCAAGAGCTTGACTTTCAAACAGATGGATTAAACCCTTGTGCATTCTTGACGATGCTATCTGTGAGAAAAGTAGATAATGTTAAATACCTTGACATGACTCTTATCCAACGCAGTAGCGATTATTTGGTTGCAGGTCACATAAATAAGATGCAGTATGTTGCATTTCTAATGATGATTGCGAAGCACTGTGGATATCAAGTAGGAGTCTTCTCTCACTTCGTGCAGAACTTACATATATATGACCGCCATCTATTACAGGCAGAGGTTTTGTTGAAGAGAACACCATCAAATGTTACACCGAAGTTTGAGTTAAATGTGCCAGATGGCACTAACTTTTACGATATTACATATGAAGATTTTAAGCTTACAGACTATGAGCCTGTTAGACCACAATTAAAATTTGAGTTGGGAGTTTAGATAAATGGGAATTATTTTAGTAGCTTGTGTTGATATAAATAATGGTATAGGAAAGGCAAATGGTGAATTGCTATTTAAACTTCCTAAAGATATGGCACACTTCAAATCTGTCACAAGTGGAAAACATGTTGTGATGGGCAGGAAAACATGGGACTCCCTCCCTACTAAGCCATTACCAAAAAGAAAGAACTATGTACTTACCAATAACGAATCATTTGAGATTGAAGGAAAAACAAAAGTCCTTCGCTCTATTGAGGACGTGTTGGAAATGGCAAAGTCGAAAGATGTATATGTCATTGGCGGTGGAGAGATTTATAAGCAATTTATGCCACATGCCAAGAGAATTATTCTGACGCATGTACACACAATCGACCTAGAAGCTAGAGTCTTCTTTCCAGAGATTGATGCTAGAGAGTGGAAGATTGTAGGCGCAAGAAAAAATGAAGCAGATAAGAAGCATCCTCACAGCTTTACCTTTGCAACTTATGAAAGAAAGTTAGAAGAAGCTAGCAAAGAGAATCCAACACAGGAATAGGAGTGTTACCATGACAACAGGCGTAACAGAAATCAGCAGAAGAATTATTATTTCACAACCAATCACAGACAGTTTAGCAGGATATGTAATTGACCATATCACAGCCATTAATGACTTTGACAATCAAATGTCTGTAGTGAGTACATACCAACCAGAACCAATTGAAATTTTTATCAATAGCGGAGGTGGCTCTGCTACGGCAGGCAATGCCATTATTACAACTATGGAAATGTCAGAGACACCAATTATAACTTATGGTTTGGGTATGGTTGGCTCTATGGCACTAGCAATCTTTGTGTCAGGAGACATTCGAATCGCATCAAGATTCTGCCGATTCATGTACCATACTGTTGCATACGGAATGGAAGGAAATATTAAAGACCATGAAGACGCCCATAAGGAAGCTGGTATTCTGCAAGAAATGTACAATAGCCTATTCCTTGAAAGAACTAAGTTATCTCAGGCACATATGGACAAGATTCGCAAAGAGAAGAAAGACTTCTTCTTCTCAGGAAAGAGAGCTGTGAAGCTTGGAGTTGCTGACAAACTTATGGATAAGCCAGAGAAGAAGTTTGACTTAGTTACAGAGGAAGAATATGAACAGATTCTTAAAGAGCTTGAACAGTTAGAGCTAGAAAAATAATTTAAAAGTGGTGGAGAAATCTACCACTTTCTTATTGACAATTATACTGCACAGGAGGGCGATTTAATGCCATATATCACTACATACACAGGAAGAAAGTTTTACTACAATAACATCTCAAAAGAGAGCATTTACATTCCAGATGTGCTTCACGCTTTGCCACGAATCAACCGATTCACAGGACACTCGAAAAGACGATATAGCGTTGGAGAACATACATACTTAGGATTGCTAATGGCAGAAAAGTTAGGCTATAGCGCTTTAGATAAATTTCTATGGTTTATCCATGACTTCACAGAAGCATATGTCAATGACTGCCCTGCCCCACTAAAACGCTTGCTACCTGAGTTTATCACTATTGAAGCAGAGGTTGAGCAGGCAATCTTAGACTATTTTGGATTAGAGCCTTTGACCGATGAGCAGTATCAAAAAGTTAAACGTATCGATATGACTATGCTTGTAGTTGAAATGAGGGATTTAACATTACATAATCATGAAGAATTTATCGATGCGCATACATATTTGGAGATGCTTGATGACGATGATTTTAAACTAAGCCTAGTACCAATGGATGACAATGTGCTAACCAACCTCCTTTCTTCCCTGTTTCAAGAACTTGTGAAGGATTTAAAATCATGAGAGATTTAAGGGTAAGAGAATTAAATATCGGAACGATGAAATCTGCAAAGTCTGCACAACTTATCATGAAAGGCTTTCTACTCGATCAGCAGGGTAAGAAAGTCTTGACTTTTAAGCCAGAGATGGACAGCAGAGATGGTGAGTTTGTAGTGTCTAGAGCGCTACCAATTAAGAGACCTGCCATTGTCGTTCCTAAAAAAGACGATGGCAACACAATGTCTTCAAGGGTTTGGATAGATAAGCCAGATGTAATCTTAATCGATGAGCTTCAATTCTTCACAATAGAACAAGTAGAAAAGCTTGCAGAAATCTCTATTACATATGACGTGGACATTTATGCATATGGATTAATGATGTCCTACAACGGCAAGATGTTTGAGCCTATTCGCAGGGCAATTGAATGTGCATTTACTATCAAGAATATCGAGATGTCTTGCGACCATTGCATCAATGATGCTACACATCACTTGTATTATATCGATGAAGAACTTGTGACTGATGGTGATGGCATAGCTGTTGAGGATGAAGAATTTAAGAAGAAAGACCATCGCTATGAATCTGTATGTTTCTCCTGCTATCACAGGGCAATCGATGTAGCCGAGATGGAGAAGGTTGAAAAAATTAATAATTTCATAGATGAAATAACAATAAAGTACGATGCGCCATTTTAACAAGAGCAATAAATAATGATATATACTTGACATTTAATAGATAACCTGTTATAATATTAATATAGCAGGTTATTCTTTTATAACCAGATTGGAGGAAGTTAAAGATGTTTCATCTTGGAGATATTGTGAAATGCAAAGACAACGATGATGTGCTTTATATGGTTGTTGATGTCTTAGATTTCACTCAGACAGCAAGTGGAAAAGAGATTGTAGATATTGATTTGGAGCTTATGCAAATCTACCCTATCGAGCTGATGTCGAGAAGTATTACTCTTAGCCATACAGATGTGTTTATCCATGCAAAATCGAACGGTAGGAATCATGTGTTGCTTATGGACTTCATAGCAAAGGATAGGGCTAGAAACGGATGGTTTGATATTCCTGATTATGTTAAAGCAGTAAATGATAATCTCAGGGCTATTAATGAAGAGAAAAATCGAACAGAACAGGAGAAGGTGCATGTGCCAGAGCGAAAGTATGACACTGTAAGATACGATTTGCTTGAATCTGTTGATGAATGTTTGGATGCACTTAATGATTTAGGATTGCTTCATGAGATGTTTGGTGATGAAGCTTATTCACAACTAAGAGATATTGTATTCAGAAGATTAGAGAAATTGGTTTAGGAGTGTTGCAGATGGATAATTACACAATCTATCATATACATAGCGATGAAAGCAACTTGACGGCAGGTACTAGCGCAGACAGTATCACAAAGTATCAAGACTATGTGAAACGTGCAAAGGAATTGGGAATGAACGCATTTGCTATGTCAGAACATGGTAGTGTAATGAATTGGATTAAGAAGAAGGAAGAAATTGAGAAGACTGATAAAGATTTAGGTCTTCAAGGAATGAAATACATACATGCTAATGAAATCTACTTAACGCAAAAGATTGATAAAGAGAAAGATGAATTTGGCAAAGAAACAGGAAAACTATTGTTAGAACGTGATAATTTTCATTACATGCTTATCGCTAAAAACTATGATGGAGTAAAAGAACTAAACAGGATGACATCCAATTCATTTAATCGTGAAGATGGACACTTTTACTACAATCCACGTGTTACATTTGATGAGCTAAAAGCCACTTCTGACAATATCATTATGACATCTGCATGTCTAGCTTCCCCTCTATGGAGATTAACGAATCGAGCTTATGACAGCTTTGGTGTTAAAGATGTCAATGCAAAACGTGAGCTTGAAGATTTACTGAATTGGATGGGCGACAACCGTCACCGCATGTTTTTGGAAATTCAGTATCATGGTCATCCAGAGCAGGTTGCATTTAACCAAATGCTATTTAGACTCTCTAAAGAGATGAATATTCCGCTTATTGCAGGAACAGATACTCACGCATTAAACCAAGAGCATGCACAGGCTAGAACGCTATTCTTGAAATCTAAAGGTGCTAGCTATGGCGATGAGGATTCATTTGATTTAACAATGAAATCATACCCTGAGTTAGTGAAGATGTTTGAAAAGCAGAATGCCATTCCACGTAGTGCATACCTTGAAGCAATACATAATACTAATGTTATGGCAGACATGGTTGAAGAATTTGAGCTCGATAAGACGCCTAAGTATCCAAAGATGTACGACAAGCCAATCGAAGTATTCCAAGGTATGATTAACGAAGGTGTAAAGAAGCGCGGAATCGACAAGTTTCCTGACAAGAAAAGAAAAGAATACTTTGACCGCATTAAAGAAGAGTTTGATACATATGTAAAGCTTGATGCAGTTGACTACATGTTACTGCAAAAGAATGTAATTGATTGGTGTCATCAAAACGACATCTACCAAGGTTACGGTCGTGGCTCTGTAAATGGTAGCTTGATTGCATACATACTAGGAATCACAGAGATGGATTCTATTAAACATAAGCTTAACTTCTTCCGATTCTTAAATCCTGACCGTATTTCACTGCCCGATATCGACATTGACTTCCCTCCTTCTCGAAGAAAAGAAGTTATCGATTACTTGGCATCGCTTGAAGGAATTGACTTTGCAGAGATTATTACTTTTAACACCAAGGCATTAAAAGGCTCTATTCGACTAGTAGGTAAAGGATTGGATATGCCGTTAGATGTTGTTGATGAAATTGCAAAATCAGTTGAAACATTCAACGGAAAAGATAGAATCGATGACAAAATAAAGAGAAAATATCCAGAGTTATTCAAATACGTTGACGTACTTAATGGCGTAATTGAATCTATGGGTAGTCACCCATCAGGATTCGTTGTCTCCCCTATTAGCCTTGACGACCACGTTTCTACAGTTTACACCAAAGAGAGTAGATATCGTGTTACAGCAGTAAACATGAAAGAGCTTGATGGAGAGAATTATGTTAAGTTGGACATCTTGGGGCTTGACAACATTGAACTTATTAATGAGACCTGTAAGAGAGCAGGCATCCCACGTTTAACTCCTGACAACGTTGATACAACGGATATGGCAGTATGGAAGTCTTTACGTGAGTCTACTCTTGGAGTATTCCAATTTGAGTCTGAGTCAGCGTATGCGTACCTTAAACAGCTATTCAGCGATGAGACATTGGAGAATATTAAGAACAACGTGGGAGATGTTGACTACATTGACTTACTATCTCTTGCCAATGGAGCTATTCGCCCATCAGGTGATTCTTACCGTCACAAGCTTGCACAAGGTATTCCGCAGGATAATGGACACGACGCTTTAAATAGCTCTCTTAAAGAGACAATGGGTTATCTTGTATTCCAAGAACAGATTATGAGATTCTTGACTGACTTCGCAAATCATACAGGTGCAGAGTCAGATACAGTACGAAGGGGTCTTGCTAAGAAGGTTGGCACTCAGCAATATCTTCCTAAGATTCATGATGGATTCGTTTCTTACATGGGAGAGACTTACAATGAGCCAAAGAAACATGCGGAAGAGATACTTGAATCTTTCTTGAAAGTTATCGATGACGCTAGTCGTTATGGATTCTCTGTAAATCACTCACAACCATACAGCTACATCGGCTACATTGGAGCATGGTTGCGTTACCACTATCCGTTAGAGTTTCTATCTGTATACCTAAATCTTCAAAGCGGAGACAAGGATAAGACCGCTCAAACAATCAATTATGCTAAGAAGAAAAAGATTGAGATTAAGCCAATTCAGTTTGGAAAGTCTAGAGCTGACTACACTCATAATCGTGAAGAGAATAATATCTACAAAGGTATTGCTTCAATCAAATTCTTGAATGCCAGAGTTGCAGAAGAGTTGTATGAGCTTTCTAAAAAGAAAGTATATGACCGTAATGATTGGGTTGGTCTTCTAGTCGATATTTTTGAAACTTCCGCTGACACTAGGCAAATGGAAATCTTGATTCGCCTTGACTTCTTCAAAGAGTTTGGCGCAAAGGAAGTATTGCTTGAAATCTATCTTGCTATGGCAGATAAGAAAAAAGCTAATACAGAAATGTATCCAGAGTTTGCTGACACAATCGTAACAGAAGTGAAAACAAACAAGCGCACAGGAGAAGTGACAACTAAGAGTAAGACTGTTAAGCGCCCACTGAAATATGATAGTGGTTTGAAGGAAGCAACTAAGCTACAACGACTTGAAAACCTTCGAGCTTATGAAGAAGCTGTCAAAGCAAACCCTCCACGGAAGATTGAGCTATATGAGCAAATTTCATTTGAGAAAGAAAACTTAGGATACGCTGTTTCAACATGGCATAACCTAGACTCTTCTATTGCTGTCGTAATTGACATTGACAAGAAATATACTCCAAAAGTTACTTTGTATCAAGTTAGCACAGGCAATGAAATTGTTGTCAAAGTAGATAAAAAGAAGTTTTGGGCTTACGATGAACAGCTATTATACTTAGGAGACATTCTTAAAGTGATAGATGTTGAGCAGAAAAATGGATGGAAAAGAGAGAATAACAAGTGGGTTGAAAATCCTGCCATTCAAGAATTGTGGATGCAAAAATGTCAACTTCTCAGGAAGAGCGCATTACGTAGCTGATAATTTGACAAATGTCAAATATTATGGTATAATTGTAACTAGGTAGTGAAAACTGCCTAGTTTTTGTTTATATAGAATAAGGGGTTGGCAACAATGAGTGCAAATGAAAGAGAACTAGAAAGAGCAGATTACGACAGTTGGAAGCTGAGTAATAACGAAGACCAAATGAGAAGAAGAACTTTTGTGGCTAGAACGAAACTAGGGAAATGCCCATGCTGTGAAGAGAACGTATATGATGACCAATTATTTGTAGAAGAAGAAGACCACACGTATCATTATTCATGCTTTAACCTAAAGGATATCGAAGATAAGTAATGAGCAATGAGAATGTGGTGGCGCCTAGAAAGTATTACTTGTATGGACTCGATATAAGTCTAAAGAATACTGGCGTTGCCATTTTTGACCTTGAAGCTAGAGAGTTTGTTTACATAGATAGCTTCAATACAGAAGGAATTAGAAATACAAAGCAGTACAAGAATTATGATATTACAGCTTTAAAACTAGCTAAGATAACAGAATGGTTTGAAGAATTGGTTAAACAATATCCTCCATACTTCGCATCAATTGAACAGATGGTTAAGGTTGAGAGAAAGTTTGGAGTTAACATAAATGAATTGAAAGCGATTGCAAAAGCTACAGGAGTTATACAAAATGTGCTATGGAACATTCCACAAGAGTTTTATTATCCATCAGAAGTTAAGTCAACTATCATCAAAGGGAACGCTACAAAGGAGGTGGTAAAATCAGAGATACTTAGAAGATTTCCAAATTTAGAGTTTAATAATCTCGATGAATCTGACGCGGTTGCGGTTGCATTAACTCAATTAATAAAAGTAGGAATAATAGATTGGGATAAACCGCCCGAAGTCAAAAAGGCAAAGCAAAGAAAAAAGAGGAATGATTAATTTGATGGAAAATTTCATTAATGTTAAAGATTTTGGTGCTGTCGGAGATGGCGTCACAGATGATACGTTGGCTATACAGAATGCAATTAATACACTAGGCACTAAGAGTGCTCTATACTTCCCTCATGGTACATATAGAGTTAGTAAAAATAATTCCCTAGAAGGATTCCCTGCTAACGACCAACCCTGTTTGTTGGTTAGAGGTATGAGCGATGTTAAAATCTTTGGAGGAAATGCGATTCTCTCAGTATGGGAGCATGCTCAGGGAATATTAGAAATTCAAGATTCTAACCATATTGTTGTTGAAGGATTGTCTTTATTTGGTGGCGGTAACTTCGTGCCTATGGATGGAACTACAGGACGCGGAGAAAAAGGAACAACTACAGATGGATATTATACGTCAGGATTTTGGGGTTACTATAAAAATAATTCCAATAACACATCTGCCAATACTAGCGGTGGAACTGGCATCAGCAAACCTTGGGGAGTACATAACGGAGGATTTATCGGCAATATCTCTTACGGTATTTTAATACATAACGGTTGCAGAAACATCACCATTCGCAACGTTGAATCTTCTGGATTTAACTATGCAGGAATCGGTGTTGGACATAACGGGGATAACTTCCCACAAAAATTAAACTATCCAGATAGTACAAATATTCGCATTCAAGATTGTTGGTTATATGATAATTACAATTCTGGCATATCACTTCAAGCTGTTGACGGTGTGACTGTTGAAAATTGCGAGATTGAAAGAATTGGTCAGCCAGAAGCGTTAGAAAGAAACGATTTGACGTATTATGATTCTGGTTATGGAATTACATGTGTAGGGTCTATATTTAGCATTGCAAAGCATGTCACCATTGCAAAGAACAGGATTAGAGATTGTGCGAGAAAAGGTGTAGACTTTCATGCAGGACACAAGGTATCTGTTAGTCAAAATATGATTAAGAATTGTAAAGTCGGTGGTGTATTCGGGAATTGGGTTGACACTAATATTCAGAATATTACTGAAATTATCATCAATGGAAATATCATTGAAGAGTGCGGATATAAAGAATCATCTGCTATTCTTGTAAAGGGTGCAAATTCTACTACAAAAGCTTGCTTAAATATCAATGTTATCATCTCGGACAACATTCTTCTTAATTGCTCTGGTAACTCTGGAATAATTCAATCAGATATTTTTGATAGATTGACAATCGCAAACAATCAAATTATTGGAGCAAGCATAAACTCTCCTGCACTCCGCTACGGAATCTCATTAGGTAAAAGCGGATACATCTCTTACATGTTGGTTTGTGTTGGCAACATCATTGATGCCAATGGTAACACAAATCTAATGAAAGGGATACAGGCTGTAGGAATTGCGGAAGGCGTAATTAGCAATAACATTATCAAAATAGACCACAACGCTTCTACCTCAAATATCGGTATCGAAGCATTAAAGAACATGGGTAATGTGAGCGCTGTTGGAAATGTAGCAGTAATGAGCAGTCAAGGTAGACCATTCTACTTTAACACCACTGGACAAAGAACGGCAAATAGTGGAACTGGCGGTCACTTAGCATCTGTATTATAAAAACAAAACAACCTTTTTTAAGGTTGTTTTTTATTGTTTATATTGGTAATATCCACGCATAACCTTTTGAATATTTTCATTCTTCTTCGTAGCTCTAGGAAGTATATTGTTTCTAAAGTTATTAATTTCTATATTTGTATCCATAACTTCTTGAACTTTAGCATGTATATCTACAACCTTCATAGGCGTACCTTTATCTTTGAGAACATGAGCAATATTCCCAACAACCTTGTCTAAGTTGAGAAATTTCTTTTTAGTTTTCTTATCTTCCTTCTCCTTGCTCTCTTCTATTACTCTCTTCGGAATTAGCTCTTTTTCTTTCTCGGATTCCTCTGCCCTGCTGATTGCGATACTCATTTCACGCTTGATGTTATTTACTGATTTATTTTTAGTGTGTTCATTGTGGAGGTCTACGTATCCTTTGATAGATAAGTTGTTCAATCCTAGAGTCTCTAATTTATTAAGCTCATCTAACCGCTCTTTCAACCCGTAATACATCTCTGTCAGTTTGCGTCTTTCTTCGGTTATATTTCTCATTAGAGAATATATATGCTGTTTCTCTTCGTTAGTATCCACTTAGAACCTCTCCTTTTTATCTATCATATCATTTGAGTAATCTTTTGTCAACAAAAACCCTATCAATTGATAGGGTTAAGGATTATACGGAGTCCAATTTCCATCAGAATCTTTCCCGTATACATTTATTCTATTTTGACCTTCTGACGAAAGTTCTGTTCCATATATAACGGAGAAGCCTTCTGTGTTAGCTGTAAGATTTGTGCCAGAATCTAATATCGTTCCAGTGTCGTAAGACGAACCTTGCAAGTTGGCTCTCCACTCTACAACATCTTTATCAAATTTAAATCGAACGGTTGTTAAGTCACAACCTATCATCCTGCTAACCTTATATGTATCTACTTCAATAAAGGTTATTTTTGGAGGAGTTGGAGTTGGCGTAGGTTCTGCTGTTAATCCAATTTCTTCTCCCACATTATAGTTTTGTAATATCTCTGCATCTGTTAAAACTCTATTATACAACCTATTTGCTTTTATAATTCCTTGTAATTTAGAAGATTCAAATAAAACCTGTGTACCAAAAGCTAAAGCCATACCATATAATGGCTCTAAATTATTAACAGAAGTATTTGTTCTCTCATAAATTTTAACTCCATCTAAATATACTTTTATTATACATCCAATAGCACCTGTTAGTTTTACAGAAACGGCTACGTTATATACTTGATTTAATTGTACTTTTGAAGAACTAACAACATTTTCCCCATATGTGGTAGTACCGTTCTTAGCTCCTAATTGAATGAAAGCAAAGTTGGAACTACTAGTATCCTGTATACCTATAGAAAAAGTAATTCCCTCTGCATTATCATAGACTTGTGCTAATATAGCATATGCATTCTTTTGGCGTATAAACCTACTCTCAAATGTATACTCACTAAGAGGCGAAAGAGTTTGAGTGTTAGTGCCTATCTGGTCGTCTACACCGTCCATATAGATTCCTTCTGGCTTTACAATTACCCCTACAAGACTTGCATCATATTGACCTAAAGTATTAGGAGAAATATTAGCCCATGCTGTTCCGCTTATACCTTGTTTATAGTGCCAGTATCCAACCAAACCATCTGTAACTATAGGCATCAACTTCCACCTCTATAAGTCTCTTCTATTACACATGGCTCACTATTAGCTTCGTCATGAGTGCATTTGTGCCAATCTATCCAACCTCCATAATTGAATATAAAAGGCTTTAAGTCATTAAATAGAGAAGTTCTATCTTCTTCTGTGTTTAACCATGCTTCAAAATAAAAGAAATTATTTGAAGTGGTAGTGTCCTTTCCACTTTCTGACACTAATCTCCACAATTTATAATTATTTATTGTATCTATGATTTCAGAGCCATCTGAAACATATGTGTGTCCTCTTACCGAAAGTTTCATAGCTGTCCCTCCTTAGATAAATCTTGTCATAAACTCTCCGCGTTTTAGAGATGGTTTGCCATCTATTTCGCCATACCATTCATAGTACAATTTCTGCTCTTTCATTTCCGTTGTGTAGTCGTAAAAGTACTCTCCCACATCTTTCTTAATGCCCACTCCTTCAAAAAGAATATTGTACTTGTAATCGTATATGATTAACTTAATTTTCTGTGGGTCTACTTTGATATTGTTAAAGTTGAAAAACGAACATTCAAACCTTACTGTATTGCCGTATTGGTATGTATTAATATTTCTTTTAGACATTTATATCACCTTCTTCAAGCCTATCATCTATCTTTGCAACCTTGCTCACATTGCTAATCTCCCTACAGCTATCGTTAATATTTACATTTGCATTAAAATTTCTAATTTCCAAGTTTAACAAAGTTAGAGATTCTTTTATCTCAATTGAAGCAGATATAACATTTGAGAAATTATCTACCTCATCTTTTAATCTTGCATAAATTGTTGCAATCCCAAATGGGAAGTTTGAAAATTTTATTACACCTGTAAGCTCTGTGTCTGTCTCTCTATCAAAGGTATAATCATGTCTATCGCCATTCTTATCAATAACATAGACATCTTGATATTGCGCTAGCACTTCATTCGATTCAATTGTGATAATATTCTCAACTTCTCTTGTTGTATATTTTGGGGCATACATTTTTATTTGCGGTGGAGTCGTGTCTAACTCTAAAGTTATATAACTAGTCATAAATTAAAACCCCTTTCAAATAGAATTACTTTCGCCAACATGCGATGACTTATTTGTGAGTATTGGCAAAAGTAATGCCACTTAAAATTATGCAGACCATTGACCAGAAGAATCTTTTACGAATACTTTTATAATCTTTTGACCATCTGTAGTCGCACCTGCATCTTCTAAATCTTGTCCTTTGATTGTTACAGTAATTACTTGACCTGCTGTAAATGCTCCTGTTCCAGAAGTGTTAATAGAGCCAGATACTTTAGGGATTGTTATACCTGCATCATGAGTATTTCCCGTTGCGCCTACAAGCTTAACTTTGTACTCAGAGAAATCCTCATTAGATGTGAATGTGAATGACGCTGTGTCTTTGCCTGCAATTTTTGAAATCTTGTTAACATCTGGAATAGTTGTTGTTACCGTAGGAATTGTAGTATCCATCGTAATGCTGTCAACAGCGACAGATGAAGCATTGTGTACATCGTCCCTAACACGTAGGTTAATAGTTTTTGCACCGTCACTAGCTGAAAGCTTTACCTGTGGGCTAGAGCTGTATGGAATCCATGATGAAGTCTCTTCTGTGCTCTGAACATTGCTATCGTATGTAGTATCGACACTTCCCCATATCTTCATTTGATACCCTGTCGTAACCGCATCGCCAACACTAACATTAAGATTTACTAATTGATTTGTAGTATAGATTGCATTGCCCTCAATTGTTACTACAGGATTAGATGGTGCTGTCGTGTCCAACGTGACATAAACGTAATTTGCCATCTTTGTTTCCTCCTAAAATAAATATAGGTCTAACGACCTAATTCTATTATATCATTATTTTTTGCTTTTGTCAAATTATATGGTATATAAGACATATAAAAAGAGAGGGTTTCCCCTCTCTTCCGATTAGTTTTTCAACTCTTCTTTTACAGCTTTATTCATTTCTTTTACAGAAGCTTCAACTAAAAGGTCAATCTCTTTTTCAGAGATTTTGATACCTTTCTCTTTTGCCAATTTGATAACCTCAATCTTGGCAAGGTTAAGCTTCTCTTCGCCATGCGAATTTTTATAGATTTGCTCTACTGCATTTACAACAATCTTTACGATTTCTTTATTGCTTTCGATTTGTGCAACAATGCCTTTCTTCTTTAAGAAAGATGTGATATATTTTGCAACCACACCTACCGCACCTGCAATAATAAGAATCAAGAGATTAATTATCTCAGCATATAAGTTTTCCATTTAATATTTCTCCTTTTAATTATTAAGACTCTTCTCGGTCAAGCCTTGAAAGTCTATTATTCAACTCAGCAATTCTGTTTTGTAGCTCTTTATTCTCAATAATCAAGCTAACGTTAACAGCTTGTAATTGCTTAATCTCTTCACGCAAATTGTCAATCTCATCTCTTTGCTCCTGCATCATCTGACGTAATTCAGCGATTAATTGATATTGGTCTTTAGAGAGTTGCATTCTGTCATTGATTGACATTTCTTTACGGTTGTTCGCCTTTGTTACAAAGTATGTCACGACAGAACCTAAGAGAGTTGAGATAGCTGTGAGCCATGCTGTGTCTGTTAGTAAACTAAAGAAATCCATGTTCGATTTCCTCCCCACTCTAGATTTGTGCAACCCCTTTCGTACTTGTCAAGTCCTTTTATTCTTATGTAAATTATTTTTCTACGATTGTAGCACCTGTAGATGGGTGAGCATAAATTTGAACCTTGCCAAAGTTTCCTGTTTGAATGATGTAAACATCTTTCTGCGGATTTCCAAGAATCTCATATGTTAGACCGCCAAATTTCTTAGGATTGAGTGAACCGCAAGCATTCGCTTTTACAGGAGCTTTGCTTAGTGGATATACATTCCAAGAGCTTGCTGTCTTCGGAAGAACTAAATACTTCTTCTTTTGTACAGGTTTAGGCGTAGGCTTTTCGATTGCACTGCTTGGAACAGGAATAAGATGAATAACATCTCCAACTTTTAAGTTCTCAGGCTTAACCCTTGGGTTATAACCCATGAGAATGTTAACGTCCATGCCATGCTTCTTAGCAATACTGTAGTAAGTTTCACCCTTCTCAACTGTGTGAGATTTGGCGCTAGGCTTCGCAGGTGTAGGATTTGCAACAGGTTTGCTCTCAGTAGCTTCCTTGTACTTAACGCCAAAAGCTTCACAAATAGCCATAGCAATTTCTTTAGCGCACTCTCTGCGGTATGCATCGCTTAATAAGAACTTGTAGTCATTGTGACTATCCATGAATCCTGCTTCAACTAAAACAGAAGGCATTGCAGTCTTGCGTATCTCCCATAGATGAGAACCATCTTTCACACCGCGATCAGTTAGCTTGCTACCTCTCATCAGGTGCTTATGGATGATTTGACCGATACGCTTAGATTCTCCATTTGGATATACAAACGTTTCAATGCCACCCCAATTGCCCCATTTGCCTGTGTTAGCGTTAGCATGAACAGACACATAAAGGTCTGCGCCTTTTGCATTAGCAAGGCTAGTACGTGTGCCAAGCGGAGTGTCTGCATCTGTGGGAGCTACTTCAATAGTGTCGAATCCATTGCGTTTCAGCTCTTCTTTAAGATACTTTACAACCGCTCTGTTGAACTCATTCTCATGCATGAAGTTGCCTGTTTCAGACTTTTCTCCATTTGGAAGAATAGGCGTTCTCTTTCCAGAGGTTGACATTCCATGACCATCTGACAATGCGATTAATTTTTTCGCCATTGCGTATTTTCCTCCTTTATAAAATAAAGATTTTATCCTGCTAGGCGAATCTCACACCTAGCAGGTATATCATTATTTATTGTTCTTCTACAGGTACTTGCACTTGTTCATTAGCTTGTTTAATGTATTCCTGCAATGCATCTACCTTGGATTTTAATTGAATAATTAGGGCTTCTTTTACAGCTAGCTCATAGTTAGCACTTGTTAATTTTTTAAGCAATTCGTCTATTACTAAAGCTGAGTCTACCATGTTTTCATTTTGATTCATTTTCTTCAATCTCCTTATTAGGCGTTAGCCAATTTTTCTAATAGTTTATTTTTTACGATTACGCTCAACGCATCTAGGTCGGATGCATTTGGAAAATACTCTTCACTTGAAAGTTTCACATAACCATTGACTGAGAATCCGATGATATTCTGCGAATCATACCTTACGTGAATGTCTGTAATTTCGCCATCTGCATTACGAATGATATCGATATTTCTAATAATGATTTCCATTTCCATTTCTCCTTTTATGTAACTGAATTTAAAGCGCTTACAAGTTGATTTAAGTCGCTTGCATAAACAGTACCTCCGCTTGACACTGTGCTAGGTACAGCAGAGCTTAGCACAGCTATGGCATTTCTTACTTCGTTAAACATATAAGCGTAGAATGTATTGCCAAAATATGCGGTTGTAAAACTAGCATCATTGTATCCTTTGTATCTTCTAAAATCATTAACCCTAGTGCATAAAGCATTCCACTCCGAGGCTGTCAAATTAAAGTTGCCACCAGAGGTTTTTGATGTAGTCCAAGAAAAGTTTGATGGTCTAGGAAGTGATGCTGTTGTTAGATATCTTGTATAATCCCAACTATATGCACCATCGACAACTTGTGCTCTAAAGAAGTAAGTTGTATTAGGCTTTAAACCTGTAAACGTGTGACTTCCAGAGTTGGTCACCGAGCCATATGCTAAGTTTCCTGACCATTCACCTGTGCCGTTATTTAATATCTTTATGCTACTGTACTGATTTGCAGGCTTACTAAGACCATATACACCCAATTCCATGCGGTCATGCCCAATAGAAAGAGCAGATATCCTAGCATCAGGTGCAGTTGGTGGAGGTGTTCCAGTTGTCGTAAAGCTTCTGTATATATATTGTGTAGCTCCCCCACTAACAGGTCTAATTTCTCCTGTAAAATTATATGTTGTTCCAGAGGTTAGTCCATAGAAAGTATGTGAGCTAGAAGAATTTCCACTTCCTAGTCCTAAATCTCCTGACCTCTCCCCTGTTTCATTACATGATATAAATATGTAATAACTACTAGCAGGAGGTGGGTCTACGAACATTAAGACCCCTATACTAGTGTCATTGATTGATGATGCCGATAAATAATGTGGCATAAAATATCACCCTTACCCAAACTTCGCAACGCCACCGCCAACAGGCGCGCCATTGATATATACTCCACTGCTATTAATTACACAATACTCTGAGCCATCTTGTATTAATCGCAATGAACCATGATACACTTTCATAGATTCATAGCCTCCAACAGCTACGTTGAATGGCGTTCCAGTACCAGAACTAGTCCACGATGTACCAATCATCGTTCCACCAGAAATTGTCATACCTGAGATTGTCCCTGCTTGTATGTTGTTTGCATATACTTTTCCTGTGAAAATGCCAGAAGCATCTATATATGTACTAGTTGGCATAGCTCCAATATCGCTAGCAGACTGAGGAATCCAAGGTTTGCTAGAAACTTGACTCCAACTAATTGTTGCATTTGAACCCATCGATACGTTTGTGCCGACAACTAAGTTTTCAATTAAAGCTGTAGATATCTTAGCTGTGCCTGCAACTAATTTATCTGTGTACACCTTTCCTGTGTAAACTCCGTTGGCATCAATCATTGTAGAGCTAATAGCTCCAACTTCATCTGCATTATAGGAAGGCTTATTAATACTGCCCCAAGAAATACTTCCACCTGTCATATTGATGTTTCCTGTGATATGCAAATCACCATTTGCGTCAACAGAGAATAGGCTAGAGCTATCTGCAAGCTTCATTAACTCAATACCTTTAGAAGCATTCATGGTAAGCTGATTCTTCAAGCTTGTGACTGTAATACCATTTAAACCATCTAGTCTAACTCCGTTGTAATCCACAGTTGATTGAAGTATTCCATCTGGAAGGTTTACTTGCTCTTTTGGTAATCCACCTCTGATAGTCAGAGAAGCACCATCGATGGTTACGCCTTGGTCGTCAAATGTGAACTTACCACTAGAGTTTGTCATTATCAGATTCCTACTGATAACAACGTTACCCATCAGCCTTTCAGCTATGACTCCATCAGGATTTATCGCTGTCTGCCAATCTTTACCGCCATTTTTAGAAAGTGCGATTACTCCACTTTGTATAATGACAAGCTCATTAGCATTATCAGGATTTTTAACTAAGATACCGCGATTACCCATTTCAATCTGGTTATTTGCTCCTGCGGTAATTTTCCTCTTGTTCGCATCCCATTCACTGTTTAAAATATCAAACACTTCGTCTGTCTTTTCTCCAACCTTATTCCACTTGTGAAGATTGTTTCTTAATGTAGTAGATGCAGTCTGATAGCTTTGTAGCTTCTTAATGAACTCTTCGTTTTCGTTAGTTATTTCACTTGTGTTTGCTATAGTTAGATTTATTCTTCCATCTTCAAATGAAAAATCTATCTGAATAATCTTAGCCATATACTCTATCTTCATCTGAGGATATTTAATCTTAATCAAATCTCCAAGAATCAACTTATCCCAATTGTGTTGCTCTTCTATGATGTTTAAGAGATTTTCCATCTCAATATTTATTGCAACTTTAGGGCTTCTGATTTCAGCGAATTTCTTTAAGGCATCGTCATATAAATCCTGCGGATTGATATATCTGTCGTCACGCCATTCTCTCTCGATTATGTATAACTTCAACTCTTCGTAAAGCTCAGGTGTGAAACTGTCAGTCACCATAGATTGTTGCAGTGCGTTTACCTGCTGTTTTAAACCGTTTACTTCATTGGTTAATCCAGTGATTGAAGATTTTTTGTTTGTTATTTCTGCCTGCTTTGCAGATATCTCATTTGTTCTCTGAGTGATTAGTGTTTGGTCATTAGTGGATTTAGCTGTATCAAGAAGTGTTTCTAAAGTGCTTAACTCTCCTTCAAGAATCAATAACTCAACTTCTTGTGTTACAAGAGCAGATTCTTTCGTGTTCAACTGCCCTCTCAGCTCTTTGATTTGAGTGGAGTTTGCTTGCGTTGCTTCCTGTAGGTCTAATAATGCGTGGCATAATTCATCTGACATTAAGTATGACTTTTTTATTACGTTTTTATTTACATCTCTTTCGAATGGATACATGAAGAAGCTAAAGTCTTCAATGTAATTCTTTCCAGTTGGAGAAACATCTTCAATACTTAAATCTTCGCTTCCATAAACGTATAGCCTTGTGACCATTTCATCTGTACTTCTTGTTTTACTTATAGAGCGTAGCAGTCTTCCGTAGTTTACGGATAAACCTTTATAAGCTGTGTTGTCTTCTACTTTCTCAAATGAAATCCTTCTAGTTAAGGTATCCCATTTGATGTATACTCCGAATGTTTCAGCAATCTTAAACAAGCAATCTAAGATGTTTGTATCTGTAACATCGAAAGAACGATTTACCCCTTCTAATTCAACAGGGACAGAGTTGAGACTCCATACAGTGTCAGACAAAAGTCTATTCACCAATGTTCTAATATCTACAGCTTCTTCTTCTATAAGGCTAACTATCGTATGTGAAAGCTCATATCCTAAAGAGAATGCTGTTATTGTGAACGAGTCTGAATCTCCACCTTGTTCATCAATTCCCTCGATAATAAACCATTCGAGCTGATTGCCTAACTTCATTCTAATCAGCATCTTTTCTCTAATCA